GAAGATTACCTACATCAATATAGAAAATTCTTCTTTCTGGTGCTCTTGATAATCTATAGATTACCAGAGAGTCCTCAATCATTCTTAGCTGATTGACTGCTTTAATTGCTTTATGTAAGTGTGATAATACTAGATTCTTATTAAGATCTTGTACACCTGAGTGACAATAGCAAATAGAATCAGGTGCAATTTTCATTCCCTGATTAGTACTATTCCTTAAACCCTTAGGATTGTAAAGGAAATAATCTGCACTCTTCTGTGTTAACTGAGTGTTTAAATCTTGAGTACGTAACTGTTGAGGATTCTTTGCCTCATACTCAGTTACCTTACGGATCTTTCTTGGATCAACATACCGTAGTTCTGTTAATCCTTTTCTTGGTTGCTTTGGATCAATTACTTTATGGAAAAATAATCTACCATCGACATACCAACGACGAAATATTTCATATGATCTGTTATCAAAATCAAGTAGTCGAAGAATTTCATCGAATTCTTCACGTATTAACTTCTTGATCTTTTCAGATGTTTTTAAGTTTGATAATTCTACAGAGACAGGAACGTCATCAAAGTTACCACAAATGGTTTCATTAACAACGTCATCAACAGCACTATCACATTCTGGGTTAAGAACCATCTCCCTATATCGGGTGATTAGTTCATACTCATTACGTAACTGACCATCAAAATCAACAGAATAACCATAATATCCGCCACCAACAACAGGTTGCGAACCATCTAAGCTATCCTTTTGAACAAAAGAAGGTCCCTTAGGAACCTTCTTTGCCCTCTCTAAACTAAATCCAAAGAGCTGCGACATTCTATTAAAAAATTGGTCCTGACTTATTTAGGTACTTTTTAAAACCCTATTTTATGATCCCTTCTCGTTCTTAGGAGGGATAGGAGTCCAGTATTGAGTCTGTAACTCAACAGTGAATTCTTCAATTGCATCATTATTTCCAAAGTCGAGATCTATTGCAGCAATACTTGATGGGAATACATTATAGAACTTGTATGACTTGATGACCTTATGAGCACCGCTTTCTTGATCATCTCTTGAAAGTTGATGAACTTCCATGTCTGCAAAGTAACCAGTCTTATCATCTGGTGAATGTAATCCTGATGCAGAAGTAAAGTTCTCATCATACGCTTGGATTGCTTGTGCCCATTTTTCAAATGCGCTCCTTATCAAGAACTTAGAATCATTCTGAACTGTAATAGTCCAAGGTTCAAAGGTTCTATCTCCAGCAATCTTCAGTACCCTTCCTCGGAAAGGAACTTCAATAACACCAATTTGCGAAGCAGGTAGATTCGCTGCACGAATAGTAAACTTTGCTAAGTCTACTAATCCACCTGACTGGCTAATAATCTCTCCTGGAAAGTTGATATCTACTTGGAATAGATTAGGGCGAGCAAAGTCCGCATTGACCTTACTCTTAAAGTTATCAATTGTTCCTCTAACTGCCATGATTGTTCCCAGAAATTCCGTGTGATATTATTTAGAATAATGAACTTTTTCAGCATAAAAAAGAGACCCCGTAGGGTCTCTAATCCATCTCGAACTCAGAGTTATTTAGGTTGCTACTTCTGAGAAAGATACACCAGTACGTGTTGCAACAAAGGATAATGTGATGTAGTTAATAGTACGTGTTGGTTTCACATATATTTCAGCATAAAACTCACCACGATCAACTGCGTCAGCAGGGTTGTTGTCACCGTCACACTTAACTAAGTAATCAGTTACACCACGACGACCTTGAACATCACGGAGATAAGGCTCAACTATGTTGAGGAATAGTGCTCTCTGTGTCTCATCATTCTGCTCGAACAATTGTGCTTTAGCAGCACCAGATATAACTCTTTCGATTGTTAGGAACAAACGACGAACGTTAATTCTGTCGAAGGCAGATGCATATCCAAGAGCAGTCTTATCACCGTATAGTACAACTCCCTGTCCTGGGAATGAAACTACTGGGTTAACTCTATCAGAGTAAAGTTGATCTCTTTGAGTCTTGTTAGGTGTATAAGCAAGTTTAATTGCATTCCGTACGATTCCTCTTTGGAAACCTGCAGGTGAGAACCAAGGCTCTGAAGTCTCAGTTGTCTGCAAGCATAGACCAGCAACGTCACCGTTACAAGGAACGTAACGATAAACATCATTGTACTTATCGTAGATATACTTGTATCCAGAATCAAATACTGTATAAGAAGAACTTGGTAATTGCTTAAAGAAATTACTAATGTTATCTGTAATAGAAGTTGTATTGGTTATACCAATTACATTTGCTCTACGTGGAGAAACGAATGCGATACAGTCACGACGCTCTTCAACAATATTAACTATTGAAGTGATCTTAGCAATAGCAGCAGCATCATCAGCACCAGAAGGACCAGTCAAAATATAATCGATTGTCTGTGATTCTGGGTCAGATACTAAACCGTATGCTGTAGATAGATCTCCATTAGTAATTGTGTAATTACCACCTGAAGCAGAATAATCAGCACCACTTCCAAGTCTATAGTAGTAAGTTGCGTTGTTGTCAGAACCAACTGTTGTGCGTCCTGCAGGATAATCTTGTGTACCAGAAGCAGAACGTAGTATATTAAACTGACGTGAAGCAGCAGTCAGTCCCCAGTTACCATCTGAAGGAGTTGAAGTTGCATTAAAGACTGTAGTCTCATGCTCTGCCCAGTAGATATACTCTGAACGTTGCTTAATAACTTCTGGATAGTAGTTAGTCTCACCAACAGATGTCTTAGCATCAGATGCTTTAGAGACATTAACAAATCTTTCAAGAACTGCACCAGCAGTACCAGAAATCTTACCATCAACGTCAACTACAAGAACGTGTAGTTCGTCACGATATCCACCATTGTTTTGTGCATATAGTGAAGTACCTGGACGTGGAGCAACATTGATCCACTTAACACCAGGAAGATACTCACGCTCATTATACTCTACACGTACTGCACTAATAGCAACAGCAGCAGAGTTTGTGTCAGTAACGCTGTCAGCAGCAGCGAAATCAATCTTATCCTTATCCTTAGCGATATATAAACGACGCTCAATACCACCTGTAGCAATATCACAAGTGTTAGTGCCTTGAGTTACGGTCTGACCGTCAGCAATAATACCAGTTACACCACCACCAGGAAGTGAAATCTCAAGGAACTTATTACCTGGATCCCATGCTTCAACAGTAACAGATTCATTAGAACCACCAATACTAATTGTAGTAGCAGTACCAGGAGTGAAGTCTCCAACAATAGTATCAACCGTTAGACGGATTGCATACTTAAATACTTTACCAGCAGCACCTGAAGATGCAGTTAATGCAGCATCAGCAACAAACTCATACTCGTTACCTGAACCTGGAGCAGGGATGACAGCAATTTGATCAGCACCAGCATCAGTTACGAATATACCAATTGAATTTCCTTTTGAACCAGCAGTTCTAGCAGCCCACTTAAAGTTATTATTTGCACCCTCATATGTTGTCTCGTAATCTTGAAGATTCTTAATCAGAGGAGCAGTACCCGAATCAACAGCATTCTTTAGTGCTGCAGATGAAACTCTAATTGTCTTTAGTACTCCACCATATGAAAGAAACTGAGCAGCAGTAAACCAATATTCGTAGTTATTTTCATTTGGTTTTCCGAAACGCTCGACCAGTCCTCTTTCGTTAGAGATAGTAACGATTTCCTCGACTGGTCCTAATTCAAACGGTGCAGCAATTACGCCTGTGTTTGCTGTTGACAGGGTTGTAATAGTGGTCAGGTCTCTCTCCTGTATTACTACACCTGGCGATGATTGATTGGCTGCCATGATTGTAAAACTCCTAGTATGCTGTCAGCTTTTGTCTGTGATTATTTATATTTTTGAATACTCACCTGAAGTCTAGCATGTGCTGTACATCTCCGTATTCCGCGATTTCCCAACGTTCTCCTTGAGCATCAACAAAGGACTCTTCTTCTTGTCCATCACTAATGAATCCGAACGGTGCCATATCTTGTTCTATAGAGTCTCTTTGATCCGCATATATTCTTGCTCGAACATCATTATCATGCATCTCCTTAAAGTAATCTTGCATAGCCATCCATGCAAACATAACCAAGCACATAGCAAGGTCATCATGACATCCATCTTCTGCTTGGAAACTATTACCCTTTTGAATAAAGGTTGTCAATTCTGCAATAGTATCATAATCAGATATGTGTAATTTATCCTCTTCTATTAATGCTTTGAGATTAGAACATCCAACTTGCTTTGTGGCAGTTGACATCTTAACTCCTAACTGAGTTTTCTTACCTGAGAATCCCTGTCCTAATTGTTGACCTGCTCTTCCTCTCATAGCAGCCATCAATAGGTTTTCATACTCCAAATCAAATTGAATTATATCTGCAACCTGACCTCCTATATCATTTACTTCACATAAAATATATGCATTATTATAATTCTTAGCAACATCTACTATGATATTGGGAAATATAATAGGTTTAATTTCATTGTTTTTATATCTTGCTACCAGTTTATATGGTATCTCTGTAGTATCCATCACAGTAAAAGCAGATGCATCTCCACCAATACCACGAGATACATCAACCGTCACAATATAATTATGCTCTTCTTTAACATCTTCATATACTGCAAGACCTCTATTCTGTCTTAATGGATCTTCATATGGCATGACCCTTAACTTACTTGCTGATATTAAAGTATCAACAGATCCTAAGAATTCACATTCAAACTCAACTTTAAACTGTGCCTCTGATGTGTTAGCAATGGTTTGTTCTTTCCATGCATCATCTCTACCAGGAACTTGAGACCAATGTACATCAGTAGTTACATATTCATTCTTCTTTAACTCAGCATCATGCCAGAGTTTATAGAACATGTTCATACCGTGAGGTGTAGATATGATAATAACTTTAGTTTTCTTACCAGAAGATACAGTAGGATAGACAGAACTAAAGAACTGTTCAGCAATATGATTCGGAACGAAAGCGAACTCGTCCAAAAATATGATATTAAACGACATACCCCTAACAGCAGATGCAGAAGTAGAAGCAGCCAAGATTTTACTTCCATTCTCCAGTTCCAAAGATCCTTTGTTCCATCCGAGGATTCCTTGTTGGAGCCATTTAGGGAGGTTTTCATAACTTAATTGCAATCTTTGTAACATCTCTCTTGCAGTAGCAGCCTTGTTAGCAAGAATTGCTACGTTCACATTAGCATTGAATAAAACATACCAAAGCAAATAAGAGGTAACAATAGTAGACTTACCAGACTGCCGTGGTAGTTTTGCTATGTTAAATCTATAGTCATGAAATTTTTCAACCATCTTCTCTTGAAAGTCATACATTCTAAATGGTATGACACCTTCATCAAGAGATACAATTCTTACATACTTCTGTATGAAGTATACAGGATCCTCAGCGCACTTTAAAAACTCAGCAACTTGCTTCTTAGTGAAGTTCTGAGCAACGTTTGCCTTTTTAAGATTAGGATTACCTAAGTATACTTCTTGTGCTGCACTCATGACTTAGTTTCTTCTATTGCTTCTTTAATTACAGTCTTTAATTGTCTTAATTTCTTTTTACCAAGACCTGCTCTTGTATCTATCTTAACCTTTAACCAATATACA